CTGGTGAACTATTACAACCTACAAAATTACACAAGCAGATTGGTTTGCAAGTGTAGTTTGCGTTATAACAAGACAAGTGTAAAAAGGTACAGCGTAACCGCCTTTACTGTGCAAGCAGTTGCTTAAACCAATGTGACATGGGGGTCTGAGTCAAGACTAAAATGTTTTTTCTTAGCCGGTAAAACGGCTAAGTGTGACTGGTAAATCTTAGTCAAGCAATCACTATAATACCATCTAAAAAATTAGCTTTTCTAACTATGTGTTATCGTTTGAAATATAAAAATTCTAGGGCTTAATAGATCTGAATGAGCGATTGCGAAGCAATGCGAAATTCAAGGGTGTCGTAGACACCCGAATAAGATAGTAGCATTATCCAAATGCACCTCTACGAGCTACTCCCTTCTTGCCGTATAGGATATCATTCTTTTCTTTTACTACTTCACTAAGCACTACTCGCTCTAGGTATGACATGGACCAAATAGATTCTGGATCTATATTAGACCACACACTCATTGTAGATACTTCTTTGATTAAGGCTCTTGCGTCATTTTCAATACCATCAATAAAGCTTTTAATACCAGCTCTATTGAGCCCTAACATCAAGAGCCGTTGACGAAAAAACTTGTCGGGTCAAACAACATGTCTGTTTTGAAGTTGTTGCCACAATGATCGCATTTGATATCTAGTTCACGAGTAATACCATACTCACCAAATGATTTAAGTTCCTGGTCTAGACGATCAGCACTTGAGCGATCTAAATTCTTAACCCAATCACGAATGTGTTCAGTATTTGTTACTTCTGTACCATCTGGCAATATAACGCTGATAATACTCTTTGCTAAAATTTCTTGACTTAGTGCAATAAGCTCATCATATCCTTGATTAGCAATGGCGGCTTTTTCATCAATACTAATTTTATCATTGGCTTCGGCGGCCTGCAATTGACGCATTGTTGTAAATTGAATGCGTAGCAAGTGGCTTTGCGATTCTAGTGTATAAGGGCGTAACTGTACACGAATGCCTGATGATAGTGTAACATTTCCTTTTTCTTCGCTTACTGGTTTGTTTGTTGATAAAATACCACCTAGGCTTACAGTGACACGCTGACTCTTTCCACCGCTTTCTTCACAGTTGTGTTTGACATCTAATTCCATATCATCGCCATAGCTAACCATACGCATTGCTACTAAGATAGTATCAATATCCGGTGCTGGGATTTCATTAACATTGACAATGTCTGGGCACACACTGGCAATAACTGCTTTGAGTGCTTCACCGTTTAAAAGTGCATCTGGGTTTTTAAGAATAAGTTCATCTTTAGCAGTCATTGGATATACTGCCAATTCACCTGTGTCAGATAGCTTTGGTGGATGCTTATAAAAGCGTCCATTTGTAGGCAAACTGATATAAGTTCCAGGTCTGCGGTAATATTGTGCTAGCGGGTTTGGCGCTGGCTGAAAAATTGGCTTCTTTAGCGGGTTTTGGTTATCCATGTACTTAATCCTTAACGGTAAATAGGCTCACAGGCCTAGCATCTTATAATGATATTTATATGGTGTTTTAATGCCAAAAGGACCGTAATTACCCAATGTCAGATTTAGACCCACAAGATATTAGAGATTTTAAAGACGCTGTTAGAAACTTTGAACAAGCAGTTTCGCAGATGTCTGGATCTATGGGCCGTGGAACAAGCGCCGCTGGTGCTAGCCGTCCAATATCTCGAAACGGGGGTAAAAATGCCGCCCGTGGCAATCCTGCTATGTCTGCCGCAGATCGTTTAGCCGCAAAAATGCAAGACGATTCAAATAAGGCATTAGGTGCATTTGGTAAAGCATTGGATAAAGCAACTGATGCCGCAGAAGATTCAGCAGAAGCGCAACGCAAATTAAAAAGAGCACAAGAAGATTATGAACGCGAAGTCAAAGACTTGCGTAGTGGAATCAAAGGTTTTGGTAAAGATTTATTAACTGGTGACGGATCATTGGCAAGTGCATTTGGTTCATTAAGCAAAAGTGTTTACAAACCAACAACAATGTTTGGTAAGGTACTAACAGGTGTATCATTTGGTGTTAGTGCCGCAATAAGTGCATTAGATACATTTGCCAAAGAAGCCGCAGGCTTAGGCGCCTATGCTGACCTAAGTTCGTTTAGTGTTGGCTCAGTAAGACAAGCAAAACTTATTAGTGGCCTAGGTGATAGCTTTATTAAAGCCATTGCATCTAGTAATGGTGGCTTTAGAGCATTTGGTAAAACCAGCGAAGAGGCTGTAGAAAATTTTGCTCAAATGGCTCGTGCTATGCGATCAGGATTTATTAATCCGTTTAGCAAATTTGGCCGTAGCTTAGATACAACTACAAAGAAACAATTCCAAGATGCGGCCAATGCAAGTGCAAGCATGGGATTAAGTGCAGAAGATACTGGTGAGCTAATGGGCTCGCTGTCTGCACAAATCAAATACATGGCCAAGAATGAAGATGACGCTACTAAATTATTTGCTCGTGGCTTAAAGGAATCAACTGAAGCCGCAAGAGACCTAAGTGTAACATTTGGTGTAAGTGCCAAAGATATGCTTAAAGCAATGAATGATTTTAAAGTAAGCCTTGCTGGTGGATTAGAAGCCGCAAACAACGGCCAGGGCGGTGCAATGATTGCCGCAACATTGCAAAAATTAGCACCAAACCTAAGCAAAGAAGAACAACAAAATGCCGCATTCTTAATCAGCCAAGGTCGAGGTGGTGAAGCCGCGGCTTATGGTAAAGATGCCGCAACGGTACAGGCAATTACAGAATTAGCAAAAGTAGAAGCGGCCGCAAGAGCTAAAGGTGGCGGTACATTAACAGAAGAAAACTATTTTGCTGGACTTCGTGGAGCCGCGGGTAACTTTCAAAACATTGGACAAGGTTATACACAAGGTCCTTTACTGGGCAACGAAGCTAATGCTCGTGGAGGTCTAGCCGCATTACAATTTGGTAAAGACTTAGCAAGAACACCAGCGCAAATCGCAGAAGATGCAAAGAATAAGCCAGGCACAAGCGAAGCAGACAATATTAAATCAATGAATCAGTTAACTGCCGCACTAGATAGTCTACGAGCAACAGTCAGTGGTCTAACAGCAACTATTGTTGGAGTGTTAGGTACATTTGGTACTATACTTGCCGCAGGTACACTAGGCGGATTAATGGGTGGTGGCAAAGGAATACTTGGAAAATTAGGCGGAATGATTCCAGGAAAGTGGAACCCAATGATGGCCAATCAAGGTCCTCAGTTGCCAGGTGCAAGTGGCGCATTTAGCAAATTAAGTGGCGCCGCAGGTTCAGGTATGAGTAGCTTTGGCGACTTCTTAGGTAAACTGGGAAGCACGGATGCTGTAAAAGGTGCTAGTGTATTAGCATTACTAGGAGGTGCATTAGCTTTATCAGCCCACGGATTTAAAACATTTGGTGAAGTTTCATGGGAAGGAATGATTAAGGGCACACTTGCCTTAGGTGGCCTGATGGTACTAGCAAGATTTGTAGGAGCCGCAACTACTGAAATGGTTAAAGGTGCCGCTGCCATTGCTATACTTGGTGCCGCTATGTGGGTAGCAGGTAAAGGCTTTAAAGAATTCAACGATTTAAATTGGGAAGGAATTGCTAAAGGCGTAGTTGCACTTGCCGCTTTTGGTGTAGCCGCTGGTGTGATGGGAACATTCTTGCCAGCAATATTATTAGGTTCCGTAGCAATTGCCGCACTAGGTGCATCACTGGTAGTATTTGGTGCAGGCGCATATCTTGCCGCCAAAGCCGCAGAAGTATTTGCAGGTGCATTAAAAACAATTGGGGAAGTTGATGGTCTTAACTTAATTGCAATTGGTGGCGGCTTAGCCGCAATTGGCGCTGGTATGATTGTATTCACCGCTGGTATGATTGCAGGTACAGCAAGTAGTGTTATCACAGGCATTATGAGTTTGTTTGGTGCAAAGAGCCCACTAGATCGTATCATGGAGTTTGTTCCTTACGCTGATAAAATTGCGTTAATTGGCGAAGGCATTAAAAACTTTGGCGAAGGTATTATTCGTATCAACACAGGCTTAGGTAACTTTGATACAGATGCATTCAGTGATTTTAAAGATCTAATGTTAGATTTTGCTAAAACTGGATCAAGTGATGAGATGCGACTAACTGCTGAATATCTAACATCAATTGGTACAGCACTAAATCAGATTAGCACAGTTACACCAAATATGCCAAGTTCGTTGCCTACAATTGATACAGGCGAAGGCGCCGGTTCTAAAAATAATGCAGGACCAAGTACAGCTGATTCAATATCAGAAGTAATCAGTTATCTATCAAATATTCAAAGTGAATTGCAAGGTATTCGATCAAATACCAAAGCGGATCCTATTAGTGCTCCGGTAAGATTAAGTTAAATGTATAAGGTAAGTAGTATCTATGAGTTGGCGTAAACATTTTAAAATTTGGGATCCACAAAACGAATTGCCTAATAGTGGCAAGCAAGGTGGTTCAACAGCATCGGCGAGTAAGTTTGCATCTTGGTTGCAAGATGTTTACACAGGCCAGCCTAACCGCGTCGAGCGTTATACACAGTATGATCACATGGATCAGGACAGTGAAATCAATGCGGCTTTGGATACTATTGCTGAATTTTGTACACAAAGCGATCCGGAAACAAATATGCCTTTCCAAATCAAATGGAAAGATGATCCAACAGAAAGCGAAAGTAAGATCGTTGCTGAAGCACTAAAAAAGTGGTCAGCAATTAACAAAATGGATCAGCGCATTTTTAGAATTTTCCGCAGTACTTTAAAGTATGGCGATCATTTTTTCTTGCGTGATCCAGAAACATACGAATTATATTGGGTCGCTCCACAGGAAGTTAAACGAGCAGTCATTAATGAAATCGAAGGACGCGAAGTTGAGCAATATGTAGTTGGTAATGTACATCCTAACTTTGCAAACAAAGTAGCTACAAAACCTGTTGAAAATGTAAACACAATCGCTAGTACTGCATCAACTAATGCAGGCGGACCATATGCAGGCGCAGGCGCTTATACTAAGAATTCTGGCCAACCACAAAACGGACAAGAAATTGCTGTTGATGGTAATCATGTTGTACACATTACACTAAACGATGGTTTAGATGCGGCTTGGCCATTTGGCGGTAGCATACTAGACAGTATTTTCAAAATCTACAAGCAGAAAGAAATGCTCGAAGATGCGGTTATTATCTATCGCGTTCAGCGAGCACCAGAACGCCGTGTGTTCTATATCGATACAGGTAACTTGCCAAGTCACCAGGCTATGGCATTCGTTGAGCGTGTTAAAAACGAAATTCATCAACGCCGTATCCCAACTCGTGCAGGTGGTGGTACAGCAATGGACGCCAGCTATAATCCATTGAGTATCATGGAAGACTTCTTCTTTGCTCAAACCGCAGACGGTCGCGGTAGTAAAGTTGACACATTACCTGGTGGTACTGGACTAGGCGAAATTGACGACTTAAAGTACTTTAATAACAAATTATTGCGCGGTTTGCGTATTCCAAGTAGCTATTTGCCTACTGGCCCAGACGATAGCGCAGTAAATTACACAGACGGTCGTGTAGGTACTGCTATGATTCAAGAGTACAGATTTAACCGTTATTGTATGCGTTTACAAGGTTTAATTTCACCATACTTAGACAAAGAATTTAAGATGTTCTTGAAGAATCGTGGCGTTAATATTGACAGCTCAAGCTTTGATATTGACTTCTTAGAACCACAGAACTTTAGTGCATACCGCGAAGTTGAAATGAACAATACTCGTGCAGGCGTGTTTACACAGCTTGCTGAAGTACCATATATTAGCCATCGCTTCAAGTTACAGAAGTTTTTAGGATTCACCGATGATGAAATCTTAGAAAATGAACGCCTATGGAAAGAAGAAAATCTTGACGCTAATACTGCTACCGCTGGCGAAGAAGGCGCAGGATTTGGTGCCGCAGGTGTTCGTGGACCAAGCGATAGTGACTTAGATTTAGGTAATAGCATAGGCGATTTAGGTACTGAAGGCGAAGGAACTGAAGGCGAAGCAGGCACAACACCAGGCGCAGAAGAAGCAGGCGGAGCAAGTCCTTTGACTAATAGCCCAGGTACAGCACCTCCGGCTTAATAGTTCAAACTGATAAGTAGCACTATGAGATTTGACGACCTACAAAAAAACAACGAAGAAATTGAGTCAGAAATTGACCCAGAAGTAGCCTTTTACGGTGATTATCGTAGAAAGCGTCTTACTCTTGAGCATGTGAATCGCTTACGAAAAATAAGAGATTTACGCAAATACGAAACAATACAAAGATTAGATCTTGTTAAAAAGATGTATGCTCGCCCCGAGCAACCAGCTTAATTAACTAAAAGACCTAATTTATCAATGTAACATAGTTGTCAAAAACTATGTTTTTTCTACCATTTCCACCTCATTTAAGTGTGCCATCTGTAAGTAGTTATTGGTAAAGCACACACCTGTGTGTGCGCCCCTTAGCGCAAGGAGACATATAAATGAGTAAGACTATTCTAGAACAAGCATTAGATCATCTTTTGAATAAAGAAGAAGATAAAGCTAGTGCATTGTTACATGATTATTATGTTGGTATTGGCCGCAAAGTCTATGAAGACATTATGGCTGATGATATTGCTTTTGAAGACGAAAGCGAACAACACACTAATGAAATTGACCAAGATTCAGAAGAAGTTGATGCAGACTTAACTGAACAAGGCGACGAAGAAGTTGCTCCAGAAATGGGCCAAGACGATGCAACAGCAGACTTAGATAGCGAAATGGAAGAAGTCCCAGCTAGCGAACCAGGTGCAGTTGATGTTGCAGATGCTATGTTAGATGTTGAATCTGCATTAGCAAAATTAAAAGCAGAATTTGAAGAAATGGTTTCTGGTACACAAGACGAAGAAACTCCAGCTGAAACTGGTGATGAAGTCGCTCCAGAAACAGAAGACACAATTGAAAGCTTAGAAGAAGCTTTAGAATTATCAAAAGTATCTAACCCAGATAACAGCGACAAAGCTGACGAAAAGCACAGCCCAGTAGCTGGTAAAAATCCAGTTGGTGCTCGCCCAGCAGTTAACTTTGCAGGCGGTGCGGCTGAAGGTGTAGCTAGCGGAACAACTCCAGCTAAAGCTCCATCAGCACAAGATCTAGGTGGTACAACTCGTCCAGCAGTTAGCAAGGTTGCAAAACCTGGTACAGCTCCTGGTCGTGAAGCAGGCTCAAGTCCTTCAGACTTGCCAAGAGGTTAACATATCATGAACCTACAGCCACTAAGAGAAAATTTAACATTCGATCAAGCAGGTATGGTTGTTGAAACCAAAGAATCTGCCAGTGGCGGTAAGGATCTCTACATGAAAGGTATTTTTATCCAGGGTGGTGTACGCAACCATAATCAGCGTGTATACCCTGTAAATGAAATCGCCAATGCTGTAGAGAGTATTCGTAAACGATTAGATAGTGGCTTCTCCGTTTTAGGAGAAGCAGATCACCCAGACGATCTACAAGTAAACATCGACCGAGTAAGTCATATGGTTACTGAGATGTGGATGGATGGTCCAAATGGCTATGGTAAGTTAAAACTTATCCCTACGCCAATGGGAAACATTATCAAAACATTACTTGAAAGTGGTGTTAAATTAGGTGTCAGCAGTCGCGGATCCGGCAATGTACAGGAATCTGGCAATGTTAGCGATTTTGAAATTGTTACTGTTGATGTTGTAGCACAACCTAGTGCTCCAGAAGCTTATCCAACACCAATTTATGAACGAGTAATGGGCAGTCGTAGACGAGCCGCTCTAATGGATGTGGCCTATGCGGCGACCTACGATAGGTCCGCACAAAGACACCTTGAAAATGAGGTGACTAGATTTATTACAAATCTAAAAAAAGTCTGAGGAAAAAACTATGAGTCAATTTACAGAAATGTTAGGTTCGGTTGTTTTATCCGAAGAGGTGCGCGATAATATCAACGCCGCTTGGGAAAAACACTTAGCCGAAAGCCGTGAAGAAGTAACAGCAGAACTCCGCGAAGAATTCGCTGGTCGTTACGAACACGACAAGAGCCAACTTATCGAAGCAATGGATAAGTTAATGCAAGATACAATCAATGCAGGTGCTCAAGATTTACAATCATTACGCGAAGAAGCAGTAGCTCAGCGTGTAAAGTATGCCGCTAAGATCAAAGAAGATACAGCTTTGTTACAGAAGCTTGTTACTGAAACTCTTGCAAAAGAAATCAGTGAACTTCGTTCAGATCGTACAGCACAAAAAGAAACTATTGGTCGTTTAGAAGAATTTGCTTTACGCAAATTAACTAGCGAACTAAGTGAATTGCATGAAGATCACAAAGCTTTAGTTGATGCTCGCGTTAAACTAGTAGCAGAAGGTCGTAAAGCAATTAACGAAGCTCGTCAATCTTACATCCAGAAAGCCAGTGAAAAGATTAATTCTTTAGTAACTGAATCTTTCAAGAAAGAAATGACACAGCTTAAAACAGATATTCGTGAAGCAAAAGAAAACAACTTTGGTCGTAAGATCATGGAAGCTTTTGCCGCAGAATTTATGGCATCTAAGTTTGCTGACGGTACAGCCGTAAGCCAACTAAACAGATCCATCGTCGAAATCCAAGGCCAGTTAAAAGAGGCTCAAGCGGTTATCGAACAAAAAGAGGCAGTTATTAGCGAGTCGCTTCGTCGTCAGCGCATTGCGGAAGATCAAGCACAGCGAGTTCGCGTAATGCAAGAATTGTGTGCCCCATTGTCAAAAGACAAGCGCGGCATCATGGAAGAATTACTTGAAAGCACAGATACATCTAAGCTAAAAGATCAATTCCAGAAGTTCTTGCCATCAGTCCTAAACGAAGAAGTTCGTCGTGAGAAGAAACAATTAGTTGAAGGACAACAATCGCAGAAGACTGTGATTACAGGTAACAAGACAGCACAAGCTGAAACAGTTGCCCCAGCCGAAGCTGATGAAACAATTCAACAGCTACGTAAACTCGCTGGTATTAAGATTTAATTAGGAGACATATATGTCACAAGCTCTATTCGAAGCTAAAAATTGGTCTGCTACTAAAGAAGCTTTAGTAGAAGGTCTACAAGGTCAACGTAAGACTACAATGGAAGTTGTTCTAGAGAACACAAAGCGTTACTTGACAGAAACTGCAACAACTGGTGCTACTGCATCTGGTAACGTTGCTGTTCTAAACAAGGTTATTCTACCAGTTATTCGCCGTGTTATGCCAACAACAATCGCGAACGAACTAGTTGGTGTTCAACCAATGCAAGGTCCAGTAAGCCAGATCCACACATTGCGTGTACGCTATGCTGAAGCCGCTAACGCTTCTTCAGGTTACAACGATGGTGCAGTTGGTAACGCTGTTACAGCAAACGATGAAGCTTTAAGCCCATTTGCTATCGCTAGCCAGTATTCTGGTGCCGCTGATGGTAAAGCAACAAGCACAGCAACTCTTGAAGGTGCGGCTGGTAAGAAGATGAACATCCAGATCTTGAAAGAGACTGTAGAAGCTAAGAGCCGTAAATTATCAGCTCGTTGGACATTTGAAGCGGCTCAAGACGCTCAAGCGATCCACGGTGTTGATGTTGAAGCAGAAATCATGGCTGCTTTAGCACAAGAAATTACAGCTGAAATTGACCAGGAAATCATTGGTTCATTGATTGGTTTAGCTGGTGGCGACTATGCTACATACGACCAAGGTGGTGTTTCTGGTACAGCAACTTTCGTTGGTGACCAACATGCCGCTTTAGCAGTATTGATCAACCGTGCCGCTAACGATATTGCCGCTCGCACACGCCGTGGTGCTGGTAACTACATCGTTGTTAGCCCAACAGCATTGACAATTCTTCAATCTGCTACAACATCTGCTTTCGCTCGTACAACAGAAGGTACATTTGAAGCTCCAACAAATACAAAGTTTGTTGGTACATTAAACAGCTCAGTTCGCGTTTATGTAAACCACTATGCTAGCGATGCCGCTCCAGTTCTAGTTGGTTACAAAGGTGCTAACGAGATGGATGCTCCAGCATTCTATTGCCCATACATTCCATTGATGAGCAGTGGTGTTGTTTTAGATCCAGCAACATTCGAACCAACAGTTAGCTTCATGACTCGTTATGGTTATGTAGAGTTAAGCAACACAGCTTCTTCTCTAGGTAACGCGGCTGACTATGTTAATACAATTGGTATCGACACTGGCAACCTAAGCTTCATCTAATCTAAACAGTTAGATAAGTTTAACTTAAAAAAGGGCTCTTCGGAGCCCTTTTTGTATGGGTAAGTATAGTATGTTTACAGACATGACAACTAGGCTAGAACGAGCAAAACAATGTCAGCAATGCGACAGGTATCGCCGTTCAATCAAACAATGCACAGAGTGCGGATGTATAGTAAATTTTAAAATAATGCTTGCAGATGCATCGTGTCCTATTGGCAAGTGGCACAAGGCTGTGCCTGGCAATATATTAGACGATATTACAAATAAAGAAAAATTATAGTCTAAAAACTGGGCCTCCGCTAAATAGTACCAAATAGGAGGATTCTAATGCCAAAATTAGACGATTACGATGATAGCCATTCAGCCGCTCCAGTAAGCGAAACTGCAACTGCATCAATCGGTACAAAATTATCAAGTGGAGCATCATTTACTCCAACTACTCCTGGTTACACTCCAGGAACACCAGCAACACCAGCATTTGGAAGTACAAGTTCAGGCTTTGGTGGAACAAGTTCATTTGGCAGTTCAACTGGATCAGGCTTAGGCGGAGGATCTAGTTTTGGTGGAGCATCCGCAGGTGGCTTTGGTGCAAACAACCAACAGCAACAAGTTAATGCAATGCAAGAAGGTGGTACAACTACAATTAAAACAGATGACAAGTTTGGAGACTTTATTAACAGTAAATGGCGTCCATTAATGGCTGTGATTTACATGGTTACTTGTACAACAGACTTTGTCATCTTCCCAATTTTGTGGTCTATGTTGCAAGCGTCAACACACGCACAAATTACACAATGGATGCCATTGACACTTCAAGGTGCTGGCCTGTATCACATTGCCATGGGTGCTGTGTTAGGATTGGCCGCATACGGTCGTAGCCAAGAGAAGATTGCAGGAAAAGCTTAATGTCAATCAAAACCAATCATGCACAAGAATCTTTAAAGCCAGAGTCTGGTGTTTTAAAGGTAGAAGCTTCTGGTGCTGTGGCACTTCCAGTTGGTCCACAAGAAGACCGACCAGTTGGAAGTCTGGCTGGTTATATTCGCTTTGCTGATGATATTGTTAAACCTGAATACTACGATGGTAGTAACTGGCAAACAATTACCAATAAAGAATATGTTGATTCTCAGGTATCATCTACTAGTTCCTCGTTATCAGATACGATTACAAATTTAAAATTAGACGATCTAACCGATGTACAAGTTTTATATCCAACAGATGGTCAACAATTAACATATGATTCAACCTTAGGACAATTCCGTAGCCAGACAAATGCACTAGTATCACAAACAAAAACTTTTGCATCAAATGGCACAACATTAGAATATGATATTGAAACTATTGTTAGTTCAATTCATAATACCGTTGTAAGTGTTAATGGTATTCAACAAGAGCCATATTATAGTTACACACTAGTTGACGGACATGTTATTGTATTTGATGAAGCTCCAGAAGTCGGTGATAGAATACAAGTTAAAATTTTAAGAAGTTCAGTAACCAGCGACAGACCAAGACCTAAGGTTGTTGGTGTAAGTTATGGAACCATTTCTAATTTTACAACAATAACGATTGTTGCAACAGATATCAGTTATGGTACCGGTGCAAAAATTGGTAGTACTCCAATTACTCGCATCGATTACCCGGCAAGCGATAGAATGCAGTTGATGGTCGAGACATCGAGAGCAATTGGACCATTATGGAACAATCCTCAAGACTTAACTCTCATTGACACAAGCGGAAATGAGTTTGTATTTCCTAACATGATTTATTGCGGTAATGCAGTCCCATACTGGACAGATAGTGGGAACTATATCGGAAGTTTTTCCGCAGGAGATACAATTAATTTTACATTGGGTGTAAATAATGCAACAGATGTAATTATTGAACCTGCTTATGCAGGCGAAACCTCTTTACCGTGGTTATCGGTAAGTGGTAATAATATCGTAGGAACGGCTCCTCAAAATAGCACTCCTAGTCGATATGAAGTGAAAGTAACGGCTAGTAACGGTAGCGTTTATATAACGAAAAACTACTGGCTATTAGTAATTTAAATTTTAGATGTTGGTTGGCTCCATACTTAAAAAAGCCTTTAAAAAATTTCACTAGAAATTTTTAACAGAGGAAAAATAAAATGCCTTTAATTAAAGCAAGATCGAGTTCGATTATTAACTCGGTTGATCTTCGTGGTACCCCAACCGCCCCAACAGCGACTACAGGTGCAAACACAACACAAGTTGCTACTACTAGCTTCGTTAGTAGTGCAGTTAGCGATTTGATCAATTCAGCACCAAGTGTATTAGATACACTTTCTGAATTAGCATCCGCTATTAACAACGACGAAAGTTTTGCTTCTACCGTAACAGGTTTGATTGCAGAAAAAGTTGCCTTAGGTGGCGACACAATGACAGGGTTCTTGACTCTACATGCAGACCCAACAAGCGGACTACATGCCGCAACAAAAGATTATGTTGATAACAACATCAACGCAATTACAATTAACAGTACAGACGATGTCCCAGAAGGAAGTACTAATTTATATTATACTACAGGTCGTGTACGCAGTGATGTTAGCTTATCTAGCAACAACACAACTGTCTTAGACTATGATAACACAACTGGTGCATTTACATATAATCACCCGTCAAGTGATGGTATCTTAGAAGGCTCAACAAATTTATATTTTAGCCAAGGCCGTGCTCGTCAAAGTTTAAGCTTAAACACAGACGACAACCAAATTATTAGTTACAGCAATTCTACTGGTGAATTTACATTCACAACACCTGATACTGATAAAATTGTTGAAGGTAGTATAAACCAATATTTCACAACAGCTCGTGCCCGCAATTCTATTAGTGCTGGTACAAATATTAACTATGATTCATCAACTGGTATTATTAGTTCTGTGGCCGCAGTTGAAAGCGTTAACGGTCAAACAGGAACTGTTGTATTAGACACAGACGATGTTAGTGAAGGTTCAGCAAATCTATATTTTACAAATGCTCGTGGCCGCTCAGCAGTAAGTTTAACAACTGATGATAGCAATATTTTATCATATAATAGTTCAACAGGTGTATTTGAATTTACAACTCCTTCAACTGATGCAATCAATGAAGGTTCTTCTAACCTGTACTATACAGACGCTCGTGTTCGCGCAGCCGTAAGTGCAAGCGGCGACATTAGTTATAATGATGCTACAGGTAATTTCAGTTATAGCACACCAAGCACAGATGGCGTAAACGAGGGTTCAACAAACTTATACTTTACAGACAGTCGTGCTCGTACAGCAGTTTCTTTAACATCTTCAAACACAAGTGTTTTAAGTTATGATAGTTCAACTGGTACATTTACATTTGCTCTTAATAACCAAACATCTGATGATGTTGCTGAAGGTTCTGATAACCTATACTTTACAACAGCCCGTGCCCGCGAATCAATTAGCACAAGTGGTTGGAGCAATTTAAGCTACAATAACTCAACTGGTGTAATTGATATTACTGCACCAGACACCGATGATGTTAGCGAAGGTACTAACCTATACTATACAGATACTCGTGCTCGTAGTTCTGTTAGCATGGACAACGGTGGCGGCGACGGTAGCTTAACATACAACAACTCAACAGGTGTATTCACATACACCGGACCAAGTTCAAGCGATTATCGTTCTGCTTTTAGCGCAACTGCAAGCGGTGATGGATCATTTAGCTATGATAACTCAACAGGCGTATTCACATACACTGGTCCTGGTGATTCTGATTATCGTGGAGCAATTTCCGCAACAACTGCAAGTGGTGTTAGCTATAACAGCTCGACTGGTGTTATCAGCTTAGATAGTATTCCAAACAGTTCATTATCAAATAGCAGTATCACAGTAAATGGTTATAGCACAAGCCTTGGCAGTAGTGTTACACTAGGTACAGATGATGTTGCTGAAGGTACAAACAATCTTTACTTTACAACAGGTCGCGCTCGTAACTCTATCAGTGTTAACGACGGAAGCGGTGCGTTAAGTTATGATGCATCAACTGGTGTTTTATCATTTAACATTAGTGCTGGTGTTTCAAGTGTTAACGGAATGACGGGAGATGTTACACTAACAACTGATGATATTAATGAAGGTACAAACAACCTATATTACACTTCATCTCGAGTTAAAGGCGAATTGAGTGCTGGTACTGGTGTTAGTTACAATAGCACAACTGGTCAATTTAGTATTGGCCAAGCAGTTGGCACAACAGACAATGTTACATTTAACGATGTAACAGTTAGCGGTGACTTAACAGTACAAGGTACATTAACAGCAATTCAATCAACAACAGTTGAAATTACTGATAAAAACTTAACATTAGCCAAAGGTAGTGCAAACGCTACTCAAGCTAACGGTGCTGGTTTAACAATTGATGGTGCTGGTGCAACAATCACTTATGCATCAGGTACAGATACTTGGGATTTTAACAAAGGTCTCAAAGCATCAGGCTTAACAGCAACAGGTGATATTGAAGGCGCGGTAGTTACAGCAACAGATCATTTTGTTGGCAACTTAACAGGCAATGTAACTGGTACAGTTAGTGATTTAAGCAATCACAACACAGACGATGTTGCCGAAGGTTCAACAAACTTGTACTTTACAAACGGTCGTGCTCGTAGTGCTGTAAGTTTAACATCAAGCAATACAAATGTATTGAGCTATGATAGTTCAACAGGCACATTTACATTTGCTCTTAATAACCAAACATCTGATGATGTTGCTGAAGGCACAAATAACTTGTACTTCACAAATACTCGTGCTCGTGCATCAGTAAGTGCAACAACAGCCAGCGGCGATGGTACATTAAGCTATGACAACACAACAGGTGTATTCACATACACTGGTCCAGGTGCAAGCGATTATCGTTCTGCTATTAGTGTTGTTAGCACAGGCACATACGGTCTATTGCAATATAACAGCTCAACTGGTGTAATTGACTTTGATGGTTTAACAAATGCAGATATCTGGGGAACATTATCAACTAACACAGAAAGTGGTATCATGTTTAATGATGGTACTGGCACATTCTATCTACAAAATGTTCCAAATGCCGCGTTGATTCATGATTCAACTACAGTTAACGGTAAAGAAGCAGTACTTGGTGACTCAATTACATTGATCACAGATGATATTGAGGAAAGTCCTTCATCGCCGACAAACAAGTGGTTTACAAACGCAAGAGCCGCTGCCGCAATCAGCTTATCATCAAACGATACAAATGTATTGAGCTATGATAGTTCAACTGGTACATTTACATTCAACCTAGGTTCTATTAACACTGATGGTTTAACAGAAGGTTCAACAAACCTATTCTTTACAAACACTCGTGCTCGTAATGCAATCAGCGTAAGTGGTGATTTAAGTTATGATAGCGCAACCGGTGTTGTTAGTTACAGCACTCCATCTACCGATGGTGTAAATGAAGGTACAACAAACTTGTACTTTACAAACACTCGTGCTCGCAATGCTATTAGTTTAACAACTGATAACACAGATGCAATGAGCTATGATAGTACAACTGGGGAGTTCTCATTCACATTGAACTCTGTTGACACTGATGAAATTTCTGAAGGTGCAACAAATTACTACTTTACAACAGCTCGTGCTCGCAACACTATTAGCGCAGGTTCAAATATCAGCTATGATTCATCAACTGGTGTTATTAGTACAACTGCGGCAGTATCAAGTGTTAATAGTCAAACAGGTGCAGTGGTATTAGACACAGATGATATAAGTGAAGGTTCAACAAACTTATATTTCTCTGATGCTAGGGCCGCAGGTGCTATTAGTTTAACCAGTGACAACACTGACATTTTAAGCTATAGCAGTGGTACTGGTGCATTTACATTTGCAACTCCAACAACTGATGCAATCGATGAAGGTTCAAACAATCTATACTACACAGACGCTCGTGCAGATGCTCGCATTGCGGCTGCAAGTGTTGATGATTTAGCCGATGTGGATTTATCAGCAGGATTGCAAGATGGCTATACGCTAGTTTGGTCTTCAACTGCTCAGCAATTTGTTCCACAGAACATTGCTACACAAGCAACAAACTTAAACTTTACTGGTGATGGTACAACAACATCATTTAGTACAGGTGTAGAAGTTAGCTCTATTGATAATACACAAGTTTATGTGAACGGTTTGATTCAAGCCCCGACATATTCTTATACTTTATCAACTGCTAGCAATGTAACAAGCATTGTATTTGATACAGCACCAGAAGCCAATGATTATATCATGATTAAAGTTGTATCTACATCAAGTTTGACAGCTGGCGGCGTTCTAAACGAACAAAGTACAGTAGATGGTGGTACATTCTAATTAACGCAAGTTAGTTAATACACTAAAGGGGCATAGGCAACTATGCCCTTTTTTACTAAATATACCTGTTGCCATTATGGCTCTAGGATTCTTAAATGCCAATTTTTCGAGGTAAAAATTTTGTAAGTGCAAACACTGACTATAAAGATAGTGTCAGAGTAGCCTTGCGAACAAATTTTCCACTTTCATCAACGACTACAATTATCACTGGTGTCACTTTAAATGACAAAGATAGAGTGTTATTAGCAGGTCAATCGCTTGCAAGCCAAAATGGCATATATTCGTGGGACTCAACTACTCAGCAACTTACTCGAGCAAATGATTCTGATTCTGGTGTAGAGTTAACTACAGGTACTCGAGTTTATGTAGAAGAAGGTACATATGAAAGAACAACTTGGACTTTAATTACTACTGGGCCTATTACAATTGGGTCAACTTCATTAATTTGGGCCAAAGAAAGTAGAATTGGACCTGTTGATTACTCTGGTACATACGGCGCCGAAAATAAAGCAGTAATTATAACAGTTGACGACACAGGCGGCATAGAATCTATATCAGAAACTGACATCAATATCGATGGCGGCACATATTAACCGCATTGTTGGTACTTAAAACCAGGTTTTTTAGCAAAAAATTTTCTGGCCAATCCCCCATAATAATAGTGGTCCTGGTAAATAAGTCTAGGAACAGTAGAACCGATCACTCTACAAGAACATCCAAGGGAGTATATACTCAAAATGGCCAATACAATCATTTTAAAGCGTAGCGCAACGCCTGGTAAAACACCAACAACCAGTCAGCTAGCACTAGGCGAAATTGCCATCAATACATACGATGGCAAACTTTTTATTAAAAAAGACAATGGTACACCAGCAGTTGTTGAAATTGGTGGCGTAACAAGCGTTAATACCCACGGCGGTGATGTAGTACTAACTACAAGCGATATTAACGAAGGTAGTAATCTATACTTTACAACAGCCCGTGCTCGTAGTGCATTAAGCGCAGGTACAGGCATTAGCTATAATAGCTCAACAGGCGCAATTAGTACATCACAGAGCATTACAACAAGCGCAAGCCCAACATTTGCTGGATTAACACTAACAGGCAATATGGGCATCACAGGTAGCATTGTACCTAGCGCAGACAACACATATAGTTTAGGTAGTGCAACTTATCAATGGAAAGATATTTTTGTTGGTCCAGGTTCTTTATATGTTAACGGTAAAGAAGTTATTAGTGACCAAGCAGGTACTATGACATTTAGTTCTGACCCAGATCAGAACATGCGTATTACAACAACTGGTACTGGCGTATTGCAGTTAGGTTCAAGCACTACAAATGTTAATATTGATGGCACATTGCAAATTCAAAGTGGTAAAAACATTACTGACTCTGCAGGTGTAAAAGTCAACTTTGGTGACAACATTGAAATGAACGGTAACAAGGTTATCGGTCTAGGCACTCCAAGTGCAAACACAGATGCGGCAACTAAAAAATATGTCGACGATACAGTAGGCGCAATTAGTACAAGCAGTATTACCAAGGGCGACAGCAATGTTACAGTAACAGACACTGGTACCGGTTCAGTTACAGTTACAGTAGACGGCAGCACAGCATTAACAGTTTCAAGCACAGGCGTTGTTGTTGCAGGCAACTTTACAGTTAGCGGTACAACTACAACAGTTAACTCTAACACAGTTAGCGTAGCAGACAACATCTTAACATTGAACAGCGATACAACTGGCACACCAACACAAAACGCTGGTATTGAAGTTGAGCGCGGTGATGAAGCAAATACACAAGTTCGTTGGAACGAAGGTTCTACAAAATGGACTTTCACTAACGACGGTGCAGTTTATTACCCAATGGCAACAGGCACAGATGACTTAGCCGAAGGTTCAACAAACTTGTACTTTACAAACGGTCGTGCCCGTGGCGCAATTAGCGCAAGCTCGGCAACTGGTGTAAGCTATAATAGTTCAACTGGTGCTATAAGCTTAGGATCTATTCCAAATAGTTCTTTAAGCAACAACAGCATTACAATTAACGGTACAGCAGTTGCATTAGGTGGTACACGCACATTAGATACAGATGCGGTAAGCGAAGGAAGCACAAACAAGTATTTCAGTAACACATTGGCTCGTGGCGCAGTTAGCGTAACAGCAGGTACTGGCATTTCTTATAACAGCTCAACTGGTGCATTTAGCTTAGGTTCAATTCCAAATGCTAGCTTAACAAACAGCAAGGTTACTATTGGTAGCACTGATGTCAGCTTAGGTGGCACAGTAACTACATTTGCAGGTTTATCAAGTGTTACATCAACAACATTTGTTGGTGCATTGACAGGTAATGCAAGTACAGCTACTACATTACAAACTGCTCGCAACATCCAAGGCGTAAGTTTTGATGGTAGCGCAAATATCACAGTTCTAACAGCTGGTACTGGTATTAGTGTAAGCGGTACAGCGGTTAGTATTGATACTGCTACAACAGTTGATAAAACAACTGCTCAAACATTGACTAATAAGACACTAAGTGATAGCACAACTTATTTTGCAGACGAAACAGACTCAAGCAAGAAGTTACAGTTCCAGTTAAGCAGTATTACAACAGCTACAACTCGTACACTAACAGTACCAGATGTAAGCGGAACAATCGTTACAACAGGTGACACAGGTACTGTTACAAATACAATGTTGGCAGGTTCAATTGCTAACGCTAAGTTAGCAAACAGCTCTGTAACAGTTGGTACAACAGCAATTAGTTTAGGCGCAAGCTCAACAACATTAGCTGGTTTAACAAGTGTTACATCAACAACATTTGTTGGTGCATTGACTGGTAATGCTTCTACTGCAACAACATTGGCAACAGCTCGTGCAATCAACGGTGTAAACTTTGATGGTAGCGCCGCAATTACGATTAAAGCAAGCACAACAAATGCGTTAACAATCGGAACAGGTTTAACTGGAACAAGCTTTGATGGTGGTAGTGCAGTTACTATTGCAGTTGATTCTACTATTGCTACAAAATCATATGTTGACTCGGCAGTTGCAGGCAAAGACAACACAGACGAAATCACAGAAGGTTCAACAAACTTATACTTTACTAACGCTCGTGCTCGTAGTGCAATTAGCGTAAGCGGTTCACTAAGCTACAACAGTACAACTGGTGTAGTTAGCTACACAACTCCAAGTACAAGCGGTATTAGCGAAGGTTCAAACTTATACTATACAGATGCTCGTGCAAGAGCCGCAGTTAGCTTTACAGCTGGTTCAGGTGGTTACAACAGCACAACTGGTGTTATCACAATTCCAACTAACACTAACCAATTGACTAACGGTGCTGGTTTTATTACTGGTTATACTGAAACTGACACATTAGCAAGCGTTACTGGCCGTGGTGCAACTACTACAGCGGCATTGAGCACAGGTGCTTTAACAGTATCTGGTGCAATTACAGCTACTGGTGAAATTACAGCTTACTACTCTGACGCAAACTTGAAGAAAGACATTGTTGAAATTCAAGATCCAATTGCCAAGGTAATGAGCTTGCGCGGTGTAACTTTCCGTCCAAACGAAACAGCTTTAGCATTAGGTATCGCTGACAAAGAAGAGGTTGGTGTTATTGCTCAAGAAGTTGAAGCAGTATTGCCACAGTTGGTAGCTCCAAGTGCATTTGCTGGCTTTAAGACAGTAAGATATGAAAAGTTGACAGCGTTATTGCTCGAAGCAGTAAAAGCTCAACAACTACAGATTGATGCTTTAAGAGCAGAAATTTCTAAGTTGGGTGGATCGGCTAAGAGTGAACTTTAAGATCCGGTAAGTAGAAGAGGAGATATAAAATGGCAATTCTTCCAGCAACTGGATCAGCGATAACTTTTACTAATGTGAAAAAGGGGTACGGCAGTAGTGCCCCTGGAGCAGGATCTAATGTGGCGTTACGCGGCACATTAGGTGCTTACCTTAGCATTAGTTCAGGCGCAGTAAGTTTAAGTTCAACATTTGGTGGTCGTACTACACCATACGCAACTTAATAGTCACATAAACAATAAAAGGGCGGCAACGCCCTTTTATTTTGGTTAAATTTTCTAAGAAACGGTTGATATATAATGTTAACAAGGAGCACCACATGCCACTAACACAAAATGAAATTGTATCTAATACAATTGGACTGTTAAAACAGTTACCTTATCGTACAAAGTTTGAAAGAGAAAACTTTTTATTTGGTACACAAACTGGACCAAGATTATTAGTAACACTTTGTCATGATATTGTTGGGCTTAACGAAGCATACAACAAGGTAACCAATGATTGGGAAAAAGCAAGCATTCTTAACGAAATGAATTTAGTAAATGAAAAGATCGCTGAACTACAGGCTGAGTTTCCAAACATTGCACAAGCATTAGAAGATGCAGAACCAGACTTTTGGGTAGAACATTTAGCTCGCAAAGCCGCAGTTGAAGCATTGTGCCAAGAAGTCACTACAGAAAATATGGCCCAAATGTTAAAATTACCAGCAGAGCAGTATGAAGCAACTATTACCAAGTGCCAAATGTTCTTAAATGTAATTAATAAAACAACAAGATTGGCAGAACGCAAAGCCAATGTTGGTAATGTTCCAGTAGATGACACTGAAGAGTAATTGTGTTTAATAAAGCATCAACATTATTTGATAAACAACCTGCTCTAAGTGAGCAGGTTGTAATATGTGTGCCAACAAATGGTTTGGTACACTCTATGTTTACATTTTGTTTGATAAATGCAATACGCTATACTGAAAAGCAAGGTATTCCAGTAGTACTAGATATGGATGCAGGAACGGTGTTGAGTAATCAACGACAAGTGTTGTTAGATACAGCTATCAATGAACATAGTGCAGAACATATTATGTGGTTTGATAGCGATATGACATTCCCAGAAGATGTTATTGTTAGATTATTAGAGCATAAAAAGAATGTTGTATGTGCAACCTACTCAAAACGAGTAGAACCATTTCATGCAACAGCGTTTCATGGCATAGATCCAGTTGAACCAGTTGACATTGTCGGTAACGGACTACAGCAAATAAGGTATTCTGGTATGGGCTGTATGTTGGTAAGAGCAAGCATCATTGATCAATTACCAAGTCCTCACTTTCCATTAAAGTGGCATGCGCCAAGTTCGACTTGGCATGGCGAAGACATGGGATTTTGTGATTTACTGCACGAGAACGGCATTAAGATATTCTGCGACTTAGATCTTAGTCGTCAGATGGGGCATTTAGGCGTGAAAGAATTTCAACTGAAGTAGGCAAGCTTACAAAAAACGCACACCATCGATTTAGTTTTTTAAGATTGATACCAGCAGATATGTGAAACTCTGGATAATTTTCAGATGCTAACACACTACGCATAAGAGCTCCGTCAATGAACGCACTTTTTACTAGACGAGATTTGAGATTGTGATCATTTACAACAATGTTTAGCAAAGGATGTTGCCAAATGCCTTCGTTAATCAAGCGTCTTGTTTCTAAATACCAGCGTTCAGTGTAACAAACATCGTCCTTGTATAACCTATTGAGCAACGGATTGTTTAAGTAGCGTTCCCAACAGGCACTGAAATTAAGTTGGTGGTGTGGCCCTGAGTAAAGATTTGATTTTTCTGGTTTAAAAGACTTAATTACTCTTAACATTTTCTAACAAACCTTCGAGTGCTTCGCGAAAACCTCGACTATTAAACATCTTTGCTGTATTCTTGTGTAACGGCTGTGGCCAATTCCATAGATCAACCCAACAATAGCCTGCACTTTCAGAATCTAAAATAGGAACAAACTCATCGTCACATAGTATTAGATAACTGACATGTCTAAATCTATGATCTCGTGTAACAAATGTATATACATGGCTCATTGCAATAGTATTAGGAACACCGGGGTAGCCAAGCTCTTCACATAATTCGCGCTTCAGCCCTTCAAGGTCACCTTCATCACCGTCAAGTTTACCTCCCCATATACCCCAACAACCACTGTGACGCTCAACTTCACTACGAAGTTGCATCATTGCTCTGCCTGTTTTTTTACTAACGATAAGTGCGCCTACTGCTCTCATAATCTATTAGTTAGTTAACAATTCGCCAGTAGCCTTGCTCAAATAGACCTTCAATTGCTAACACCCATTCGCTACCATTGAAGAATAGTTTTTTCATAGTATTAGCATTTGTAGTGTATGCAGTAGCATTCACCGACTGTGCATTAAAGCTAACGATCCAATCACTACCGTTGTATTCAATAATATCGTTTGCATGTGCATCAACATTACCCCATAATGCACCTTGTATAATGTCAGCAGTCAACAAATAACGCTGTCCTTGTGCAACAGGCGGTAAATTACCAGAACCAGGGTGACTTCTTGTAGGATCAATAATACCATTGATCATTGTGATTGTATCTTGCGGCAAGGTATTAGCATCTACTTCGTAGCTTAACAGGTTATCGTTGCCAGGAACGAGCGAAACCCTTGTAATAACTTCAAGTGGATCAGATAAATCTCCTAGCTTTAAGATAACCTCAGTGATACCATCCTTCATACCACCGTAGTGTTTGAAGTGTTCCATCCAACTTAGCGTACCACCATTAGTAATGTCGTTTGTAGTATTACCACGATTCAACAGTTGAATGTGATCATCAGCAACTCTAATATGTCGATCCTCAAATGTAATCCACTGGCGGCTTTGTAAGTTAGCTTCGTTAATAACAAAGTCGTCAATGAAACCGTAGTTAGCACCAAGATTATTAATAATGCTATGAATAAGCACTTGTCTCTTTACCTTGGCAGGTGGTGTCAAATAAATTGGCAGAGAAAAAATTAAACTTGCGACATCTATAATATCGTCTGTTCCTTGCGGAATACTACGAGCGGTCCATGTTATGTTTACAAGTTCCACTACTGCCAAACTAGTCCAGTCATATGGGTTTTGACTGCTTTGCAAGTTAACGCTAGGGTTGAACAACAATAACATTTGTTCAAGTAGTTGTAATTTTTGTTCTGTATTGCTCGTCCATACATCCACATTGATTGTTAAATCAAAAGGGATAGGCGCCATCTTTTCTAATGTGTATGTTTCGCCAACTCTTTCTGCAAATGTACCAGCAGTTGGGTCATATAACTTTTCAGTAATTTGTGTAGCATCTTCAAAGGAAGGATTCAGCCTGCGATCAGCCGCAGGCACAAGTTCAGCAATATAACAGCTAATTGCAGGTACACTTAGCATTTTGTTTTCACTGTTTTGTTTTAGTATGTGTTGCCCCATGCGGTTTGTGTCGCCATAGCGAACAGGAACCTGGTGATAGTAATCAACGCCATTATCGTCTTTACCCATCTTAACGGTAAAGCCACCAAACAGTCGCATGAACTGTAGTAGCCAGCGTCTTATTTGTTGATCATAAAAGTATTGTTGTTGTGCCATTAATTGTCTGCCTTAGGTTTAGTGAATACTTTACTTAACGCCTGGCGTTCCGGAGCTTCTACTACACCATTTGGTCCAGTAGTATGCGTAATGTTCTTGTTATTAATATAACCACCAGAGTTGACAGTAACAGTATCCCATGTAGTGGTACTGTTATCAACTACACGATGCCAACGATTGCCGCGATAGACAAACAATCTTTGTGGTGTAAAGTCTGCACGAATGTACAGCTCGCCTTGTGTTGGGCTAGTTGGAAAGGTTAATCCGCTTGCAACACCAGTGGTGTTACCGGTAGACGCTACATGCTCAGTTGTGTTTACAGTAATTGGACTGGTACCGTTACCATCAAAGCCTGTAATTACAGGAACAACTGTTACATTGTTAATGTCTGGATTATTATACCCTGCTGTAGGAACTAATGCCGCGGCACTATCAATTATTGCATTTGAAATTTCAATTTCTTTTTGGTATGTGCTTAGTGCGTTTTTCAAACTGTCCTCATCTTCAGGGTTACCTAAAATGCCACGATACTCTTGTGCATCATTCATTGGATTAGCCTTGATACGCCATAAGTGTGGCCACCAAGTTGGACCAAAACCTTCTGCGGCTCTGCTAGCATCTTGTACAACATAAAATTTGTTAATACTTTTTGCAGTAGCATCTAATAGTAGGTCATCATTTAAGTGAGGTAATTCTAATACATCGCCAGCCATTAGTCTGCGACCTAGGCGTTCAACCATTTCATTAATGTGAAATGTAATAAAGATTGTGTCAGCGTTTAAGAATAGACCAAATTGACTTAAATCAAAGTCTTGGTCACTGACATTGTAAGTACCGCGAAGTTCGTAAACTGTAGTATCATACACACGGTCGCGGTTTTCTAAGAAAAGTACATCTTGAATGTCCATTTCAGTAATTTCACTCTTAGCACCTAATTTTTCACGCCCAGGATCAGAGCCATCTTCTACGGCCGCCGGCCCAAGATATTTGTGAATCAAGATACTAGTACCACTCAGGCCCATTGCATCACGAATGATTCGGTCCTGGAAATGGTAGTCGTTAGTTTTAGAGTTTTTCCAAAGCGATATTTTTGACATATTTTTTATAGGACCATTTGATCCTAATTCCATGTGCTATTTACCGCTTGGATGCTACTTGACAGGATCGCAAAGATAAGTTATAATAGCATCTATACGCTACTAACTTGGAGTAAAAACATGGCTACAGCAACCAAAAAAGCACCAGCAAAAACTAGAATTACCAAAAAGCAAGTTACTGCACATCGTACAAAGAGTGCCCGTGACTCGAGCCCTAGTTGGGACGGTGCTCAGGATTGGGAGTGGGATCAGTTTACAGGACACTTCCGTCGAGCCATGGAGTACTATCGTCTTGAAACTACTGTAAAGGATTTGCGTCCTAAAGTAGCCGAATGGATGGAAATGAATGGTTACACTAAAGATGCTATTTCTGCTTTCCGTAAGTTAAAAGATAGTCGCGTATCATCTACACTTTGCGGTGTTGCGGCATGCTTGGTTCGAGGCATGCCCGAAGTTCACGAAGGCTTCAATCAAGGGCGTGATACTGCCGCATGGTTGCGAGCAGAAATTGAAAAGTCTGTTAAAGCAGGTAAAGATGATGAAGAAGAAGCAGTAGCAGAAAAGGAAGCAGTACCAGAAGTTAAAAAAGAAACTATCCAGGATCGTCTTGCCGAAAAGTTTAGCGAAGCAATGGGCGAAATTGAAGGCGCCATTGACGACTTTATTACGGAAGGTAAAGACTTTTCTACATACAAGTTTTTGCAAGCGCAAAACATTGCTGTACAATACGCAACAAAAATCCCAGAGATTATCCAACGCAAAATTGACGAGCTTAATGAAGTTTTAGAAGGCCGTGATGACCAATTGCTTGAAGCATACAAGCATTTAGGCAAGCGTGACATTAATAAGATTATCAAGTTTTACGAAGCTATCATCAATGATGCAATGGCTTATAAAACTAATAAAATGGCTACTCGTGCCAAGCCTAAACGCAAACCAGTTCCACTAGAAAAGCAAGTTCGTAACTTAAAGTTCCTTAAAGAGTTTGCTGAGCTTGGACTTAAAAGCATTCCAGCTACTGATATTATCGATACAAGCGAGCTTTGGGTTTACAATACCAAGACCCGTAAAATTGGACGCTTTGTGGTTCCAATGCACGGCGATATGGTCATTGGTAAACTAGGGGTTAAAGGAAGTGCTATCACTGGATTTGATGAAATCCGTAGCACCACTAAAACCCTGCGTAAGCCAGCAGAAAAGCTTGCAGAATGGAAGGCTTGCGGAAAACCACAGCTTCGTAAGTTTATGGACACTATCAAGTCTGTAGAAACCAAGCTTAAAGGGCGTATTTCTCCAGATACAATCTTACTGCGAGCAATCAAGTAAGTTTTGCCACCGGTCTCCGGTAAATAGTACCGGAGACTATATATGGCAGACCCAAAACAAACTTACCGCTCTAAAGCACAAAAATACATAGAATTAAACCTTGGTGGAGGTTTAGTTGATGTTGAGCTTGAAAAAGAGCACTACGATATGGCTATTGATAAAGCTATTGCAAAATATCGTCAACGCTCGAGTCGTGCAGTTGAAGAAAGCTTTATGGTTTTAGAGCTTAAGAAAGGCGAAGAAAATTATTATTTGCCAGAAGAAATCATTGAAGTAAGAAACATATATCGTCGTAGTGCAGGTGGTATTAGTTCAAGCGCAACAGACTTTGAACCGTTTGAAGCAGGTTACCTAAACATGTATATGTTAAATGCTACTCGCGGTGGTGGCCTTGCAACATTTGAATTGTATATGGGCCAGCGTGAGTTATTGGGTAGAATGTTTGGCGCTTATATAACATACTCTTGGAATACTGTTAATAAGAAATTAAACATACACCGCTATCAAAAAACAGACGAATCAGTAGTACTCCATACCTATAACTATCGCCCAGACGAAATGCTATTAGCAGACACTGGCTGTGGCCCATGGCTTAGAGATTATGCCGTTGCTTGTGCAAAGCTAAGTCTAGGACAGGCTCGTAGTAAATTTGCTAGTCTAGCCGGTCCGCAAGGTGGTGTTACATTAAACGGTAACGACCTAATACAACAAGGCCAAGCCGAAATAGATAAGCTTGAGGAAGCATTAACAAAATATGAAGATGGTGGTACTCCACTAAGTTTCTTCTTTGGTTAAACTACTCTTGATTTAATCGTACAGTCATGTTAATATAATACATGACTACAATTATCGGAATATGCGGCTTTATAGGTTCTGGCAAAGACACAGCCGCAGACTATCTAGTAAACTTTCACGAGTTTCGCAGAGACTCTTTTGCCGCTACCCTCAAAGATGCCGTTGCCGCAGTTTTTAGTTGGGACAGAGAATTACTAGAAGGGCGCACCAAAGCCGCTCGCGAATGGCGAGAACAAGTAGACCCGTGGTGGGCAGAACGCTTAAACATGCCTAACCTAACTCCACGATGGGTATTACAATGGTGGGGCACAGAAGTATGTCGCCGCAGTTTTCACGATGATATTTGGATTGCTAGTTTAGAAGCTCGCTTGCGTAGTGCTAAAGATAATATTGTAATCTCCGATTGCCGTTTTCCAAACGAAATTAAAGCCATTAAAAATGCTGGTGGCAAGGTAATTAGAGTAATACGCGGTGCAGATCCAGAATGGTATGATGTTGCTGTAGAAACAAATCGCGGTAACTTCAACCATATGTCTACAGCTTACCCAGATGTACATGCAAGCGAATGGGCATGGGTGGGCACAGATTTTGATGCGGTAATTGACAATAATAGCACCGTAGACGACTTGTATAAGCAGATTGCTGGCATTGTCCAGTAAATCAGAAAAACAGGCTATTCCACTAAATAGGCCCAGAAAGCTAGGCTTCTGCTAAATATCTCTGACGAGGGCAAGGATACCCTTGAAAAATTACGGAGATATTATAATGGCTCAGCTAGTTTCCCCAGGTGTAAGCGTATCGATTATCGATGAAAGTGCTTATGCCGCCGCAGGTAACGGTACTGTACCAGTTATTGTGTTAGCTACTGCTTCTAATAAAACAGCACCAGATGGCACAACAGCAACATATACAACAGCACCTTACGCCAAGAAACCATTAACAATTACTAGTCAGCGCGAATTAGTACAGTTATACGGTGAACCAAATTTTACTATTGTTGACGGTACACCAGTACACGGACACGAGTTAAACGAATACGGCTTGTTAGCCGCTTATTACTACCTAGGTATTGCAAACCGAGCGATTTTAGTTCGTGCAGACCTAGACATGGCACAGTTAGAGCCACAAGCAACAGAACCAACAGGTCCTGCTGTAAACAATCAATACTGGTTAGATACTGCATCTAGCTCATTAGGTTTATTTGAAGCAACCAATGGCGTATGGGTAGCACAGTCTGTAGCTTTAACAGATGGCGCACCGGGCGCAGGTGAAGGCGCTGAAGGCCAGTATGCACTTGATGTAACAAGTGATGCAAAAACATTCTACAAGAAGGTTGGTGGTTCATGGCGTGTATTAACAGACGGCAACATTAGTGCTCCTGTTACTGTAGCACCACACTATCAAGTTCCAGATGCTGGTATGACAGGTAGTGTTTGGATTAAATCAACAACTCCAAATTCTGGTTTAAATTTAGTAATCAAGAAATATAATGCAACAACACAAAGTTGGACCAAACAAACAGTTGGCCCATCTAACCCAGATCAAATTGTAACATTTGCTGATAACCAAAGTGCAACAGAAGCATTTGGTAGCAACTTAGTTACAGGTTCTATCTATGTTCAGTTTGTTTATAGCAACCAGGGCGTATTTACAATTAAGCGTTGGGATGGTAGTGCATGGCAGACCTTAACAGAAACCGCTAGCACAACAACTCCAACCGGTCCAATTGCAAATGGTACATTATGGTACGATGCAGGCGATACAGTTGATATCTATGTTAAAGATACAATTGACGGCGAACCAGTATGGATGGCAGTTGAAACTGTCACAGTAAACACAGAAGAGCCAGGCAATCCAAGCTCAGGAGATGTTTGGGTCGATACTAATGACATGGCTAACTATCCAGTACTAAAAGTATGGAATGGCAGTGAATGGGTACAAAAAGATAATGCCGATCAAACAACACCAGACGGTGCTCTATTTGTTGATTTAACATCAACTCCGGGTGACACAAGTGGTGTGTACGGTAGTGCAACAGCAATGGATGATCAAGCTCCTAATCCAGCTTACTATCCAGAAGGTATGTTGTTGTGGAATAGCGCGGTAAGCTCTGGCAATGTTAAAATGTGGAACGCCACAGCAGGTTTCTGGCAAACAGAATCTGGTAACATTGACAGCGGTGCTAAAGCTGGTGCTCCATATATGTTTGAAAAAGCACAACGCCGTGTTGTTGTTAAGCGTTTACAAGAAGCTTTATCAAGCAACGATGAACTTCGTGCAGAAACATTAACATTTAACATCATTGCAACACCTGCGTATGTTGAATGTTTAGATGAAATGATTACATTGAATGTGGATCGCAAAGAAACAGCTTTTGTTATTGCAGACACACCAATGAAGTTATCAAGTAAGACAAGTGATGTTGTTACATGGTCATTGGGTACAAACGCTGGTACAAACGGCGCCGATGGTCTGACAACACGCAGTGGTAGTGCCGCAATTTACTACCCAAGCGCATTGTCAACAGACTTAAATGGTAACGATGTTGCAGTTCCAGCAAGCCACGCAGTATTGCGCGGTATTGCATACAACGACCAAGTTGCTTATCCATGGTTTGCTCCAGCTGGTTTAACTCGCGGTGCATTAAGTGGTATTAGTAATTTAGGTTTAGTAACAAGTGAAAATGAATTCATGCCAGTTGCCTTAAATCAAGGCCAGCGTGATGCATTATACGAAAAGAAAATTAACCCATTGGTTAACTTCCCAGGTCAAGGTTTATTCATCTGGGGTCAGAAGACATTGTATCCAGCAGACACAGCATTAGATCGTGTTAATGTTGGACGCTTATTAGCATACTTGCGTGATCGTTTTGATTACATTGCTCGTCCGTTCATCTTTGAACCAAACGATCAGCGTACTCGTGATCGCGTACTAGCAGTTTTCAATGCATTCTTAACAGATTTGTATTCTAAGCGAGCTGTTTATGACTTCTTAGTAGTTTGCGATAGCACAAATAACACACCTGCTAGAATTGATAGAAACGAGCTATACATTGACATTGCAATTGAGCCTGTCAAAGCCGCTGAATTTATCTATATCCCAGTTCGTGTAGTGAACACTGGCGCGATTGCCGGCAACCATAAATAAGCACTAGGGAGAAACTGAAAAATGGCAGTTCAATTAGACAAATTTAATGTACCAGGAGGCACACCAGGCCAATTGGTACAACCAAAACTAAGCTACCGCTTCCGTGTACGCTTAAACGGTTTTGGTGATGGTGTACAAACAGCCGATATTACTAGCCAAGTTGTTAGTATGACTCGTCCAAGCCTAACTCATGATGATGTTACAGTTGATGTTTACAATTCAAGAATCTTCTTGGCAGGTAAACACACTTGGGACCCAATTACATTAACAGTTCGTGACGATGTACAGGGTGGTGTAGCAAGAGCAATCGCGGCGCAATTACAGCGTCAAGTTGATCATGCTAACCAAGCAGGTGCAAAAGCTGGTCAAGGTTACAAGTTTGGTATGAGCATTGAAAACTTAGACGGTAACAATGGTAGTCAAGAAGTTGTATTAGATTCTTGGGAATTAGCTGGTTGCTATATTCAGAATGTGAACTATGGCGAAAACAACTATTCAACAAGCGATCCTTTACAGATCACCATTGCTATCAAGTATGATAATGCTAACCACATTGTTGACGGTCAAGGCGTATTAGAAGGTGGTAACTTGGATGTAACAAGTACACTATCTACAGACGGTACAGCACCAGCTTAATAACAAGCTTTAATTTAAAATGATAAGTAAGTGCAAGCAGAAATGCTTGCCCTTACAGGAGAAAGACAAAGGGCGAGAAATCGCCCTTTTTCATTGATATATGGCTTTTACAAATTTAGCGACCGAGAAAATTTTAAGTAACAAACAGATCAACAATGGTCCGTTAAGTACGGGATTCATTTACCCAAAATTTGCTTGGTTCATTGAAATTTCTCAAGCAGAAAAGGCTGGCGGAGAGAATAGCGCAGATGCCGGCACGCCTGTGTCTACTACACTTGATAGCCCAGTATTCAATGATAATATTTTAAATGGCGTAGGTAGTGCAAAAGACAGCGGCGGCTCTATGCAGTATGTTGCAAAGACTTGCGAACTACCACGCTGGACTGCTGAAACACAAGTAGTCAATGCCTACAACCACAAAACAATCGTACAAACAAAATTTAACTACGAACCAATTGCAATTAGTTTTTATGACCAAACTAACAATCTAGTTGAAAGCATGATTTGGAATTATGTTAAAGGTCAATTTGACCCAAATGATGGAAGCAAGAAAGCTGGCATATCTCCACTGACAATTAAAATTACAATGCGTAATTTAAGCGGTGAAGGTGAAGATAGAATTTATACACTAACAAATGCATTCATCACTGATGCACAACACGATACAGCAGATTATACTTCTAGCGATCCTATATTGTGGACTATTACAGTTCGTTATGAAGCACTAGACACAACAGATTTTGCTGGTGCCCCTGAAACTATTACAACTGGTATTGCTAAAAAAGAAAAACCTAAAAAAGAAATACCTGTGCCACCTAGCAAGCCTAAGCCAGACGCTAAAGAAGAAGCCGAGCCGCCAATGTATACAGACCCAATGGGTACAACAGATGGCGCGGCAATTATGGCGGTTGCAGGTAACTCTCCTAAGAAGTCTACTCCTGAAACTAGTTGGCCTGCAGATAATGCATGGACTAGAGCAGGTGGCGGCCAAACAGGTGGTGGCGCGGCATTTGGTAACCCAAATATGGCTAAACAAGGAAAAAATTATTCTCCATCAGCAGGTAGTAACGCACCATCACAAACATCATCACTACCATCTCGACCACTAACAAGTAAGCAACAATCATTTATAGATCAGCAACAAAAAGAAATTGACTCAACAGGCGGTCTTAATGACAAGTGGAAACAGTCTTACATGGATAACTTAAAAAAACATCCTCCGCTTACCAATACTCCGCAGTCACAACTTTCAGCCCGAGAGTATGCCAAAACACTAGCTCTTAGAGATGCGCCAATGTATGCAAGCCAGGTCCGTACAGTTGATAACGGTGTATATGTTGATAGAGCTACAATTACTCCAGGCCAACCAGGTACATCAAATACCAGTGTTAATAATACACAACTCAGTAGAGAAAATAGTGCAAATAATAATAAAGCACAATCACAGAGAACATTCTAATGGCATACAAAGTAATTCCACAAGTTGATTTTGACAAAGCAGTACAAAAAGTCTTATCAGTTGGCCTTTCACGCACACCAGCAGAAAATATTGTTATGAGCCTATGGAAAGCAAGTCAAGATTTAAATTTAGATTTTAAAGTTTTAATTGAACGAGCAACAGCAAATGGAACATTAGATGTTGACCAATCAATACTAGATCGAATCAACCTAACATTGCCTAACACTATTAGATATGGTAAGAGTGTAGCAAAAAGTGCCGCACCTATAGTAACTCGTGAGTTCTAATGGCAAACAACTATACTCAGGGATTCTATACAGTATTGAATCCAGACAAATATATTGGTAACGGTACTCCAAAATATCGTAGTGGTTGGGAACTTACATTCATGCGCTTTTGTGATAATCATCCAAGCGTAATTAGTTGGGGTAGCGAGTGTGTAAGAATTCCTTATAGAAATCCATTTACAGGAAAAGATACATTTTATGTACCTGACTTCCTAGTTACATACTCTCGCAATGGGAGTAAGATAGCCGAATTGGTTGAAATTAAACCAAAGGCACAAGCCGTAATGGAACTGGCTCGTAGTCAACAAGAAAAAGCCGCAGTAGCACTTAATATGGCTAAATGGGCCGCCGCAAAAGTTTGGTGTAAACGCATGGGTGCTACATTTCGTATTCTAACCGAAGAAGACATATACAATAACACCAATCCGACTCGTAAGCGCCGCAAATAGTCATAAGTAGTTCATGACCAAGAAATTAGAAGATGTGTTTGGCTTTCCACCGATTGAGGAAGCTACCACTGAACTAGACACACAAAATATAGAAGTCCCTGCAGAAATACAGGAAGAGCTTGATACTGCACACGCAACCATTGATATGGCTAATCGTGTGGATTTGGCATTACCAACAGTAACAGACATGAATTCTGCAGAGCGTGAGCTTGACAAACTTGCTGAAACAGCGCAAGAACAAAGTGAACGATTAATGGACTTAGGTTTCAATGTTGATGATAGAAACGCAGGTAAGATATTTGAAGTGGCCGCACAGTTATTGAAGACTGCTGTAGATGCTAAAACAGCAAAACTGGATAAGAAGTTAAAGATGGTAGAATTACAGCTAAGAAAGGCTCGATTAGACGCCGATAATAGCAAAGATCCAGGTGGAAATATACTAGATGCGACTGAGGGCAGTCTTACAGGCAACAGAAATGACATTGTTAAAGCCATCCTAAACCGTGTGGGTCAGAATAAATAGCATCATGAGAGGATTTGATTATGCCCACATTATTAGAGTATATTAACCAGTTACAACGAGAGCACCGCTTTCGTATTAAAATGGTTTTTCAGCCAACTGACCGTCAGTTAGAAGTTCTTGAGCGTCATATGAAGAAGTATGATGCACTTGAAGTCGGTCGTCCTGAAAAATTAATGCTACAAGCAATTCCAATGGATTTCCCAGGTTACGGCGGGCATGAAGTTGTTCTTGTTGATGTAGTAACACGCTTACCACTAAGCCCTGCTGTGTTGGAAGCAGAACTTCGTAGCTTATTAAGTGCATCTGAAGGTACTGTTCGAGTTATTGGCCGCGATGAGCCACGCGAACAAGAAGCCGAGAAAGAAGCAAGCGATAAACCATATGAAGTTAAAGTTGGAGCAGATTATACAGAAGCCGAAGCTAATGCAGTATCAGCTGATCAAGCTACCGGTGATAAGTTTAATCAGAGTATGCTTAAAGACTTAGACAAGGCTCGCGCAGAAGCAAAAGCCAATATTGTCAAAGCAGAAGCAAAATCTGACGCCAAGATGAGCGATCCAACATGGGAAGGCCCAGAAGACGGAAAGATCAGTCCTGTTGGCACTAGACAAAACACAATCCCTACTAATCCACGCAAAGGAGCGAAATAATGAGTAAGCAAAAAAATAAACAATTAGTTGAAGGCATTCGCGTTGCTAAAGAAGGCATTGAAGAGTGCTGGGCTGATCAACAATCAGCACAAGGTAATGAACAGATGACTGTTTCTATTTCTATGCCAGGTAAGAACATTAGCGTTACTACTGACAGCGCAGAAGAAATTGGCAACATTTTAAAATTAGCAGGTATCAATGTTAGCGGAGCCACTCCAGAACAACCTGCCGTTACTGCTATTGCAATTGAACCAGAAGGTAGCGAAGCTCCGGAACAAGAGCTAGTACCAATGGGCGCACAAACAATGGCACAAGCAGAAGCACCTGCTGAAGAAGAACCAGCAAAAGAAGGCGAAGAAGTTATGATCCGCCGAGTGCCAGAAGAAGATGAAATGGAAGAAGCTACGCAAACTCCAAGTTCATGGACAGATAGCCAAGGCAATACACATCCTGCTACTAAAGTACAAGGCAAGAGTTATGGTAATCAAGACCGTGAAGAGGAAGATGAAGATGAAGATAAAGAAGTTGAAGAGTCTATCCTTGCTTTGCAAAAGCTAGCTGGTATCGGCGAAGCAAAGAAACCAGATGCAGACGGTGACGGAGTTCCAGACTGGGCAGATAAGAAGCCAGGTGCTGATGATAACGAAGAAGAAGTTAAAGAAGCTTCAGGCGATGCAGAAGATGAAAAACAAGATGCCGAAGGCATGGCCCGCACTGGCATGACTCACGATGAGTGGGAAGCTAGCGAAGAGGATAAAGAAGAAGATGCAATGCAAGAAGCCGCTCGCATCCTTAGATTGGCCGGAGTTAACGAATGGGCAAATAGTCCAGAAGATAAAGCCAACGACGAAGGTACAACATTTGACAAGTTGCCAAGTGCTCCAGGTAAAGGTGCAGGTCATCCAGACTTTGGTCAGAACCGTGCAAACAACCAAGGCGAAAACCCAATGGGTGTAACAGATGTTGAAGAAGCATTTGCAACAGCAATGGGCGAATATCGCAAGTTTGTTTCAGAAAGCATTGCTCGTAAGAAGTAATTACGCGGAGGCCTAAATGGCTCTTGAAAATACATTTGTAAAGTCGCCATTCCAAGTAGAAAAGTTCACGGACGATAATGTCCGTGAGCTTGCCTTATGTGCCCAAGATCCTGTATACTTTATTGATACATATTGCTGGGTACAACATCCTACTAAAGGTAAAGTTAAATTTAAACTCTTTGATTATCAAAGAGAACTGATTCGTTGTTATCACGAAAATCGTTACAGCATTAACATGCTTGGACGACAAATGGGTAAGACTGCATGTGCCGCCGCATACTTGGTATGGCGAGCAATGTTTATGGCAGATCAAACTATTCTTATTGCCGCACACAAGTTTGCCGGCGCACAAGAAATTATGCAAAGGGTTCGTTATACATACGAAACTCTTCCAAACTGGATTAAAGCCGGTGCTACAAGTTATAACAAAGGTAGCATTGACTTTGACAACGGTAGTCGTATTATTTCAACTACTACAACAGAAACAACAGCTCGCGGTATGTCACTATCATTGATCTACTTAGACGAGTTTGCGTTCGTTAAACCTCGTATTGCTAGCGAGTTCTGGACTTCTATCTCCCCTACATTATCAACAGGTGGTAAGTGTATTATCACATCGACACCTAACCAAGACGATGACCAGTTTGCTCGCATTTGGAAAGATGCTACTAAGAAAACCGACGAGTACGGTAATGAAAAACCCGACGGCATTGGCCGTAACGGCTTTGCTAGTATTAAGTTTATTTGGAGTGCTCATCCAGATCGCGATGAAGCATGGGCGCAGACAGAACGCATTAAAATTGGAGAAGAACGATTCTTACGCGAACACGAATGTGAATTCGTTATTGCTGACGAAACACTAGTTAACTCAATGAAGTTAATTACTATGGAAGGTAAAGAGCCAAATGGTAAGCTAGGACAAGTTCGTGTTTACAAGTATCCACAACCACAAGGTGCTTATGTAATTGGCTGGGATCCAAGCTTAGGTACAGGTGGCGATCCAGCCGCTATACAAGTATTCAAACTGCCAGAGTTAGAACAAGTAGCAGAATGGCAACATAACAAAACTGACATCCAAGGACAGTTGCGTACACTGGTTGGTATACTCAAATGGTTAAAAGACGAAACAAATAATAGCGCCGAGATATACTGGTCAGTCGAAAACAACACCATCGGTGAAGCGGCTCTTATTAGTATTCGTGAGTATGGAGAAGAAAATATTCCGGGTACATTTGTACAAGAAATTCGCCGTGCTGGACAAAGTCGCGGACGCAGGGGTTTTAATACTGGACACAAGACTAAAATTACAGCTTGTATGCGTTTAAAGAATTATGTTGAAAGTGATAAGATGACAATTTACAGTCATAACTTATTGCGTGAGCTTAAAAACTTTATTGCCCGTGGTGCTAGTTTTGCCGCCAAAGATGGCGAAACAGACGACTTAGTAATGGCAACAATTTTAGTATTGCGTATGGTTGAAGTTGTAATGACCTGGGATCCAAAAACATACGATCGCCTGGTAAATGCAGGTACAGAAGAAGTACTCAAGCCAATGCCAATTGGCTTCTTATAACTAAATATATCTATGTCAACAAAAGAAGAAATCTCCCGCGAAATATCATCTGCTGTAGCAGGTGTTAGTCACGACGCCTCTTTTAAAGATGAGGATGGTCGCAGTACATTAGATCAAGAACAAGCAGTATATCAGTACTTGCCTAAAAGTGGTATTATGGTATTTGTTAATCACGACAATACCGATGTAGAGATTACATTTGATCCGCATAAAGTTGATATGGATTGGTTTGAAAATACATTTAAACCAACTGTGCAGAACATTGCTAAACGATATCTATACGGTACTACTGTACGCAGTTATGCTGGTGATATCAGTCCAAAGCAAGTTGTACACCGTACAGTTAAAGAAAGTCGCAATACAACAAAAACTAGTTACAAGCCACTGGGCAGTACAAAGTTAATCCTTCGTCATAGTAAGCCTGTTGTAGAAGAACAGCCAGGCGCCCGTAGTCGTAACATTAGTGCTATATTCGTTGAGAAAGCTGGTGAGCGTTTCCGCTATCCATATAATCACTTGTTAGGTGCTCGTGTGATGGCATTACATGTTGAAAGCGGTGGTAAGCCATGGGATAACATGGGCGAAAAGATCGTTGAAATTAGTCGCAGACGCAAAGACATTATGGAACTGCTACGCTGGAGTAAAAGACTTGACGGTACACAACAGGTTGATGAGATTCGCGAGCGTGGTCAAAACGAAGTGTCTGTACTAAAGCGTATGATGGAAAGAGCCGCCCGTACAGGACATTTAGATGAAATTGCCGGGTATGAGTTGCCAGCAAGAGAACCAGTTTCTGAACACGACTTGAGCATTATTACAAAGCGTCATTTAGATACAAGAGCCATTGCAGGCCTTGAACTAATTAAACCGCAAGCACTTGTAACAGAAGTAATGCAAGATTTAGAAACAAGTCTTAATAAATTACTAGGTTAATTCAAACAGTATAAGGTGCGCTGAGCTATCTACAGCATACTGAGTAGGCGAAAGTTCGGCACCATCCCCTTCATTTAGTGTTTGACCATTAACAACAACAGAACCAGCTACTACATAAAGGTACGCTGGTTTTTCTATGTTCCAAG